GTGTCGACCAACCGGCTCGGTTGCTCCCAACCGTATCGACGAGCGACCCGATGGCGGGAGTCACGGTTCCCGCGAGGTGTTTTGGAGGTTGGCTTTTTTGTTACCGCTCAAAGGCTTCGCGAATTAATCGCAGAATCCCCTGCTGCATGTATTGCATGCAGGCGGGTTCAACCGCGATTATGCGAGGTGTCTTCAACGTCTTAGGAACCGCGATGACCCTGACGGGCATCTCGGAACCGGGTTCGAGGAAGTTCACTTGATCCAATTCATCCCTAAAATGGATGTTTGGTATCAAGTACTTGGTAGCAGGAAAGACGCTATCAAGTCGGTCGGTCCATGTTCTAAGCCGATACTTACCATTACTGGTAAGTCGATCTGCGACAGAACCTGGTCCGTGCTTCGGAATGACCCTATCGTAATAGATCTCTCGATCTATACGAGTAAAGGCACTCTGAAAAAGCAAGGCGGACATTCGTTCGAAATCACGGAAATCTTCCTCCGAGATTTCACTGTCCGACTTCCGGACTTCCTTCTCACAATCGACGAAAGCAGTCATTGCTGAAGCGATCCTTGCATCCGTGCAAGGGTACTCCAGCTTGCCAAACATCAGTGTTAACTGACGAATGGCAAGAATTGCTTCAATGTCTGGATCGTCGACCAACGCGCCGCTATTTGGATCGAAGACACGGGAGAAGAAACCTCCGAGAAATCGGGGGAGCCTTCCTCTTCTTTCCCTTCGGAAGGAGGAGTTGATCCCGACCCTACCCTCGTCAAGCCATTTTTCGAATGACTTGCCGAGATCGGGTAGGGTTATCGTCAAAAACGATAACCCCTCATCTTCGAACCTCCTCTTGACAGTTTTAATGTCAGAGGTGGCGCTAGTGCGGCAGTAGGTAGCGGATTCCTCCGCTACCTGGGACCAGAGTGACATCAGGCTTTTCATGGACCCCTTTCATATAGGGTAACCCATCCTTAGCCTCATGGCTCAGCTGATGACGTCAATCAGGAGACCCAGCTTGCATTAAGCAAGTTAAGACCTCCTTTACCTTTGGCCATTGAGGGGAACTCCCGTCAGGGAGCTCCCCTCCGGTTAATTGGTAACTACGACGTCACCGAATGCACAGATGTCAGTGATCAAACTGACGGTGAGCAGGATTAACCAACTGAAAACGCATCGCCAAAGGCATGTACTATGCCTTCAACGGGCGCGATCATTTGGAAGCCAACGTGGGTAGCCAGAGTTGCAATAACAAGCATGGACTTCCATCCAAGCTTGAGATTGATAACAACGGCACCATCGTCGACGTCCTGTTCAGCCCACCAACGTTCGACTACAGGATCGCCATTCACCTGTTTAGGGCGAAAAGCGAACTGTACGCGAGCGTCGGGTCTGTTACGACTCACCAGCCAGTAGTTTGGTGATGAGTAGGTCCGAAGTGGCTGTGAACTGGGTTTTGAAGCCAGTGTACACAGCGAGTTGCTCGGCATTCGTGTAGCCGGCGATGGGAACATCGAAGACGATGTAACAAGACATCGACACTTCGACATTC